GTCCTGTGTTACGGGGAAGATCCCCCTCCAACTTGGTTTCTTTAAACCAAGCAGATAAGCCTACTAGGAATCGGGCTGTAGCCACCTTATGGTGACTACCTCCCGCTGCCGGGCTTCGGTACCCAGATGACCGTTTACACGGTTGTTCTGGTGCTTCGCTGCCCTACGCAATTTATATGCGTAAACAGCGATATTCGCATCACTATCACAATCTTCAAAAGATTTCTTAGTGGTACGAACACGACAGAGGTAGCCATGGTTTCGGGAGAAATATCCCGGGAAGGGATTTCTTATGAAACCATCATCGGTAGATACGCAGTCTGGAATCTTCAATTTTGAATCGGCACGAAGCCAATCCATTATATCGGATAACCAGGGCACGGATCGACCGAAAATCCTCTGCTGCCACCTGTATATTTTATTGTGTACCTTCGCAGCGTCCCACTCGGTGTTGATCGGATGATCAACATGAAAAGGCGTTACGTCGATACCGTTAAAATATTGGCCCCCACAACTTTCGAAGAAGGGACCAGATACAAACGACTTTTCTTTGTTTATTGAAAAGCCGCAGTACCCAAGTAAGGCCATTGTCGACGACGCCGTTTCTCTATGAGTAACGATATCGTCGCCAAAGACAGCTCGGAGATCGCCGAATCCCATAAGCTCATTCATCGAAGATGAAAGAGCCCAGAAGATAAGCGTCTCAAGCTCGAATGTGAAAGCATTCCCCATAGATGAGAACTTTTCTAGGTGAAAAACCTGGTTAGTTCCCGGACGCCTCGTCTGAGGCGCCCGTAAGTCGCTGAGGTATGCAAACCATTCGCTAGGCAGTAAAAGCTTCACCAAAGCATAAGCAACGGTGTCGCTAGCACTCTCGAGATCGATAGTGCTCAAACTACTAGAAAAAGCCAGTTGAGCTAGCCTCTTGTTTCGTTCGTGACCGAAGTCAAGATCGACGCCCTTTCGCTTAAGCGCGCGACGTATATAACGCGCGACGCCTTGCTGGAGAAATGAGTTACCCGTCGGCTCCGCTGCAATGCAGCGGTCCGTATAAGCTGTTTTTGGAACAGTTATAAACCGGTTATACTCAATGAACTCCACTTCCGAGCTGAGTAAGGAGCAAGGCCCGTCTAGGGGAAACCCTAGATACGCCTCGAGCCAAACTAGATCGGAAGACATCTCATCTCTGAGATGTGGCCAAGCTAGAGGGGTTACCGATATCTTATCTGATATCTTCTTATGCAGGGGAGTACCACGACGTTTAGTCGCCGTGGCTCCACTGGACCACTTACAGTCAACACGAACTGCGGACAAGTTAAACTTGCCTAAACATGATGCTATTTTTGCCTGGGTTGTCGAAATGACTTCCTGCAGGTAGATTGGGCTCCCTTCCCTCGACCTTGCGAGTGGAGGGTAGGAGTAGCCCATCATGGCGTCATGACAAAGGCGAAGATTAGTCCGAAGACATTGTTTTTCAGCACTTTCCCAAGTGCTAATAGCCTTTTCCCTTCTCTGTGAACTACTGGAACCTGGTAAACCAGGGTACTTCTTAACAAAAGTAATTACCTGTAGATCTCTCGCGAAGGAGGTAGGCGAACTGTACTGCGACGCGTCGATCTTCACTGCTTTAAAGGCGGTAAGATCGGACCTCACGGTCGATAACGCGTCAAGAGCCGTCGTCGTGCTAACACGAACGCAGAATTCCTCAAAGAGAGGAACCACCAAATCGTCACGATTTGCTGCATTGGCAAAAGGCATATGATCACCTTAAATTTCAATAAAGAAATTCGAGATTGTCAATTACTGACTTGATCTGTGCATTTTGCAGAAGTAGCGGGGTCATCTTACTAATGTTCTGTCGATCCAAAAGGGTCGACCGTTCAGGTACGATGATTTCGACGCTGCTGCGCATGATGTAAGCAACCTGCGGGGCAGGCGCAACACCAGAGACAGTTGAGTTTGTTATGTTTGCAAGAACGGGCTCGTGGAGCCCAATGTAAACACGGAACAAACGACCGTCTGAGGACACTCCGGGCGTAATGGCCGCGGGGCGTTTCACACGCACGGAAATCTGCCAATAACCAACGGCAGTCGCTTGCGACTGATCTTGGTACCAGAAGGTTCCGTCTTTGTCCGACCCAATGGGTAGGAAGGTGTGGTTTACAGGTGTTCCCTGTGCGTCAGCGATGACGATATTACTTGCTTGTGGCATAGTTAACTTAATGAAAGGTTAAGAAAACCTACTTGATTAGTTGACGCAGTAAACTCGCGGCACTTAACAAGCGGTTAGACCCCAAGTCCAGCTGTAAAGCTGGATACTGGGGAAGCGGAAACGACGAAATTACCTGTCTTGTGAAAGACGTGTACTTAAACGTCGATTTAGAGTCAACTGAATAGGTGACTCCACCTGTGTTACGGCTGCCTTTCCAAGAGCAGTCGCCTCGCTGAACTGACAATCTGCTTACATAACCAGAGGTTATCGCAGAATGAAAGATCAACGAAGTTTCCAGGTCGCGCATGTATTGACCCAGGTTAAGTACCCAGTCGAATACAAAGGAAAATGGAAGCAACTCGTATGCAACCCCGAGAGGGTTGATACTAGTCCAGCGCTGCAAGCCTGGATCGAACTCCGGACGGAGCTCGAGACAGATCTCACAAGCTATCATACCCCCTACCTTGCATCTTCGCGATGCATTAATAGGGTAGTATGAGCTAGTGTCAGTAGCGACCGTTGATTCCGATGGCGAGGTAGATGCACGTGCCCTAACAAATCGTTTCTTTCTTGCGAAACCAACGACGTTTTGGGCTACAGCTCTAATGTCTCCTACAAGTGGGGTCCACCCATAGGTAAAAGCTAACCAACCATTTGCACCGAGCGCAGTTACCTGCGACACGATTCCATTGTTGATCGGCATCCTCCGGTAGTAACGACTAGGGTAGCGAAGAGCTACCCCATTCTGCCAGTTACGGAGCGCACGTTTCAAGGACCTACGGCTCTTGAAGTTACGCATCTTCCTTGCGATCTCACGATCGAAGGACCTAGCAAACCGGGTAATCGCCTGTCGATAAATACCAATGAGGTTCAACATACGGTAAGTCT